CAGTGCTGTAAAGTCGAATGTATCAGCGTTTGCTTTTACTTTATTTGCTTGATTTAGGGTCATCGCCTACCCTGCTGTCCACTTCAATACTCTTTGCCCTGTCGAAACCAATGTCAGGCCCATCATATAAGCACTATTGGTTTGCCTGCACTCGGATATGTGAGTCGGTTTTATGCAATAGTGCGTATATGGTGGACCTGGCGGGAGTCGAACCCGCGTCCAGAACACATTTTTATCTGCTTCATACAGCAATAACTTTTACTTATCACAAAGATTTTAATTTAGAAACAATATCATAAACTTTAGAGTATGCTTTAGTGATTTTATCTAACTGTTCTTCAGTAACAGATTTGTTCTGTTCAAGTTGAACTAGATCCTTAGCCAAGTTTTCTTGCAACTCTTTTAGTTTATCGGTATCATTCATATATCTCCTCATGCAAATGCCACATCGATTAACTCTTCGAGATTTATTTTAGCCAACCAATCTTCTCCCCGGCATCTTTTCTACGCTGCCATTCTTCTTTAGTGGCCGGAAACCTCCATGCCCAGACAGCAACTACTAGCATTGTAATGCCTGTATAAATCACTGCTTTCAAATTTTGTGTAGTGAACCACATGATTAACAATGACGATTCCATGACCACAATCATTAAAATTTTGCCACTTTTAGGGAATATACGTTTTTCACCCCAGTTGGTTAAGAATGGTCCAAACCATTTATGATTATATAGCCAAGCATGCATCTTTGGATTTACTTTGGCGAAACAATAAGCACTGAATACTATGAAGATACTAAAAGGTATACCCGGAGTAATAACTCCTATATAGGCCATTCCTAAACTTAAAAATCCTAGTATATTCCAAAATAGTTTTTTCATTTTATCCTGCAAAGACATTTGGTGATCCGGCCGCTACCGAAGTGCAACCACTAATGGCGTCGCCAACCCTACCACAGCCTTTGCCATTGATAAAAACTGTAGAACTACCAGCGGCAATAGGAGCAGCATGACTTGGACACGACCGGCCGCCCGGCAACTTATGGCTAGTATTAACATCACCTTGTCTACTCACAGCAATACCGTTAACAAACACATTGTCCGATCCCACTGCTCGGGTCATACCCGAGCAGTGGCTTACATCAGCATCACCTACTCTTGTTATTGCGGGCATGTTCTTTCTCCATTAACTCTTGGAATCTTATATTCCAATTTTCTATTTCTTGGTGTTGTTCTTCGGTATGTGGGCCGTCTGGGATAGTAGGTAAAAATTTTATAACATGTTCGAAGTCGTCTGGAATATCTTTAAACCTTGTAAAGGTTTTCAACTTTCCATCTACAATCAGAACAAATTCGCCTTCCATATCTTATGCTAATTTGATACCGGTAGTCTGTTGAATATAACCATCAGCAAAGGCTTTGTCTGTAGCTTCTGCTATTACAACTCCGCTTTTAAATATCTTAATTTCCTTATCGGGATCAACAGTGAATAGATAAGGCATCATTCCGATACCCTGTTGCGATGCACTTAGTACCATAGGTCTACTAACTTTATAATAAGTTACAGATTCTTCTACTAGTTTTGTGATCAGTTCTTCTCCGCTGGTGAGTTTAATAGTAATAACCTCCCCTGGAGATACCCCTTTGTCAATTAGCATTTGTTAACCTTTCTTTTAATTCTGTAAATCCACCAATCAATTCATTGTCTAGAAAAATCTGTGGCACTGTTCTTGCAGTCGGCACTGCTTCTAACAATTGTTCTTTGGTCCATTCTTTATTGATATTACGTTCCTCGATTTCAATGCCTTTCATTTTGAGCAAGTTTTTAGCTTGATCGCAATACGGACATTGATTTTTACTCCATACAATTGCTTTCATTTTTTCCTTTAATTTGAGTAGATCACAGCACCTTGTTTGTTCAAGACTCTGACCATCAGGGCTCCCTTTCTTTTTTTATTTAATGCCGCAGCCACTGCAGTTTGTTCAGAACCGAAACTACCGAGATTAGACCAGGTTTCGTAAGGACTTTTAGATTTAAACTGTGCTTTAAACATTATAGATTTGGCAAAGCGTCGTAGTCTACCGTATCGCTCATTACCCCAATTACATAGTTGGTACTTTCGTTTTCCTGTAAGGCAGTTTGTTTCTTGCTAGTATCACTGTGTTTGTTAAACCAGGGAATAGGAGTGGTTTTAGGTGCAGGATTTGTATACTTTATGCCAATTTCTTTCAATGCTGCGGCTGCTGTATAATCTACGAAGTCTTTTAGAATATTGGCATTTAATCCAATTACTGGACCTTTCTTAAATAGATATTCTGCCCAGGCCTTTTCTTCACGTATAACGTCCAGATACAACTGATAGACCTCTAGTTCACACTCGGATTTAGCAGCAACAAATCTAGAATCATCTTTGATCACTTGATTGATCAGATAAGCAGTCCATTCCTTGTGCAGTAGTTCATCTTGTAAAATCAGACTGATAATATTACCATTACCAATAAAAATCTTGTTCTCTACCATGGCCAGGCTTGTAGCAAATGATACCATGAAACGGAATGCTTCTAATGCATAGCTAGCATGTAATGCTAACCAAATAGCTCGGATATGATCCTTTTCATGAACAGAGTCGGGATTGGTTTCTTTCTGACAATTTAATCTATGTAGACTATCATAATATTTTCCTACACTAGATGCCATATCTACGATCTCTGTGGTATCATGAATTGTGTTGAACACATCCTTGGGCACATTGTAGATGTTGCGAATGATGTGGCTATAACTGCGACTATGTATGTTTGTTTCGAAGAACCCCCAATTATACATCAAGGCTTCTACTTCAGGCAATGAACAAACAGGAGTGAATACCTGTGTTGGGCCGCGACCTTGCAGACTATCTAACGCTGTTTGTCTTAACAGATTCGAGGTAAAGATGTGTTTAACTGCTTCAGTAGCATCTTTGAAATCATTAGCATCTTTAGTCAGTGAAATTTCTTCAGGAACCCAAAAGAATCCCCGAGCAGTTTGTTCGATCTTTTGTATTTTAGGATATTTGACTTCTTCGAACCTTTGAACTGTTACAGGACCCTGTGGATCCAGAAACATTTTGCGACTTAGATAGTCTGTTTTTGTTGTTAAATTATATTGTTGTTTGCTCATAGTTTACAGGCTTCGCAGTCCTCATCCTCTATTAATTCTCTTTCGTTATGAAATCCGTTGTAGTGAACTTCGGGAGTTAGTGTGTCTGTTTGTTTGCTGCCTTGTTTGTTAATGAGACTATAATAAAAAGTTTTAAGTCCCCAAATTTGGGCCTGCATCAAATTTTTAATGATCAATGTGGTAGGTATCTTATGATCGCTAAAATGTGCTGGATTATAAAATGTGTTAGTCGATATTGATTGATCCACATACGCAGCCAGTACTGCTGCTGTCTTTAGATAACCTGTGCAATCAGTTTGATCCCACATCATTTGATATTTGTTCTTTAGTTTATGGTATTCCGGAACAACTTGTATAAATGACCCTGCTTTAGATTCTTTGACCGAAATCAAGCTCATAGGTAATTCTATACCATTTGTTGAATTAATCACCACACTGCTAGACTCCACTGGAGCTATAGCTGTCAACGTAGCATTTCTTACTCCGTATTGTTTCATACTCACACGCAGAGTTTCCCAGTCTAACTCAGGAGTAAAATCTGCTAATTCATTCACACCCTTTGCACGTAATTCCCACGGGAAGGTGCCTTGACCATATCTTGTTTTATCACTGTGCAAACAGGCACCACGCTCCTTGGCCAATTCTACTGTGGCTTCTGTTAAGTAGTATGCTTGATGTTCCATCCAGCTTTTGACATCCTGCAATGCATCTGATTCTCCATACTTGTATCCTCTTTTGGCATGCCAATAGGCTAAATTTGTTACTCCGATGCCCAGGGGAGATATCTCGTCGTTACTGAGCTTGCTTTGAATACTTAAAAAATCTTGGTAGTCAAGTATGTTGCATAGACTACGCTGTAGAATGCGGCAAGCACGGCGCATGTCTTCTGGATTGCGGAATGCTCCCCAGTTAATCGAGCCGAGTGTGCAAAGAGCAATGCGGCCAGTATCGTCATCGAGACGTTTAAAAGATTTAGTAGGTAATAGTATTTCACAGCATAAGTTACTTTGATAAATTGTGTGGTACTCAGGATCAAACGGTCCTTGGTGCATGACATTGTCGATAAACACCAGGTAGATGCGTCCTGTATCAGTACGCTCTTTTAGTATGCCTGATTTGAATACTTCCTCAGCACTCATTGTTTTCTTGCGTAGGTCTTTACGCTTTTCATATTTTATATATAGTTCTTCAAACAGTTCTGTGTTCTTGTAGAAGGCTTCGTAAAGATCAGGTACTTCGTTAGGGTCAAAGAAAGTTATGTTTTCTTTGTTTTTGAATCGTCTCCA